TGCCCGCCTTTCACCTTCCGGCCGAGCCTCATGTCCGGGCCCACCACGCGGGTGTGGTCGTCGTCGTCCAGCAGGCCAGCGTCCACGATCCCGTCGACCGCGGCCTTGAAGGACGGGTACCAGTTCGCGGGGTCGCACCGGTTGTTCCGGTCCGGGTGGAGGATGCCGAGGACGTGAGCGCGCTGGAACAGCGGGCCGGGCTTGGCCGCGGCGAGTGCGTCCATGAGGGCGGGGTTCTCGCTGACGGCTTCCATGGCCTTGGCGCGGATTTCAGCGGTGCGTTCGCCCTTGGGTCGGTGGTGGAGGCGCTGGTTTGCGTTGAGGAGGGTCAGGCCGGAGGGGAGGGTGATGACGTAGGGCCGGGGCTCGGCCGCCGTGTTGGCGGCCGGACTCTCGGGGGTGAGGTCGAAAAGGGTGGTCACTGGCCACCGTCCTCGTCCGGCCACACGATGCGCGGCTCGACCTTGACGGCGCGGCCGTCGCGGACGACGACCCGCCACAGGTCGGTGTTCTCCTCGCCCTCGCACTCCAGACGACCGGTGAACGTGTGGCCGGGGAACAGGTCGATGACCTTCTGTACCTGCTCGACCAGGCCGCGGGCGCGGTACTCGTCGATGTGCGGCATGACCAGCGCGGAGGCGGTACGGCGGACCATCTCGCCGTCGTCGGTGTCGACGGACTCCTCCTCGACACGGAGGACGAGGTCGTACTCGTGGTTGGTGGCGCGGTGCAGCCGGACGTTGCGGTCGTGGCAGCTCGGTGAGGTGAACGGGCTGGCCTTGATCTCGTTCCAGGTGAGCGGCGGTTCGATGGCGAACTCGCCGGTGACGTGGGTGATGTAGCCCATGGTCAGTCCCCCTTGGTGGTTGTGGTGGCGGCGATCGCGTCGCCCGCTGCTTGCGAGCCGCACGTCCAGCACTCGCGGATGCCGTTGCGGTAGAAGGCGTGGAACCGGCGCAGCCCCTCCGCCGGACACGTGGCGAACTCATTCGCGGCGATCGCCCCGTTGTCGAGGAGCTGCTCCAACACGGCCTCGTCGAGCGGCGCATGCCGGACCGGCGAGGCGGGCAGCGCGAACGGCTGGTCGGGCAGCAGCAGGACGGGCTTCGCCCGGTGCCGTCCGGTAGGTGCGGGCCACAGGCGGGTGATGCCGGTGAGGAGCGACAGGCTGGCCATGAGGGCTGCGGCTCCGGTAGTGATCCGCTCGTTCATGACGTGCTCGCCTCCTTGCGGCGGGGCTTGTCGTGGCGTCGCGCCTGCCAGGCCGCGCCCTCGACGACAGCCGGATGGTCGAGGCCGCAGGCGTCGTCGAGGCGGGTCTGAAGCCGGTCGGCGCGCTTCTTCTCGGCGGCGTAGGCGGCGAGGATGCGGACGCCGACCAGGCGGAGGCGGGCAACCCGGCGCTCCAAGCTGGCCGCGTATTCGGGGTCGGCTTCCCGGACAGCGCTGAGGCGGCGGCTGAGTTCGAGGATCCGGCCGTGCAAGCGCCGGTTCGCCGCGTCCTGCTCGGCGTTCTGCCGCAGGACTTGTTCGCGGTTGTAGACGGCGGTGGCCAGCTTGCTGACGGTGGCGTCGCGCTCGTCGCGGAGCCGGTCGGCTTCGGCCTTGACGGCGGCGAGTTCAGCGTTGTGGCGGCGGCGGGTGACGAACCACATCACGCCCCACCCCCACGCTGGTGCGGGATCAGCGGCCATTCGGCGCGTACGCCGTCGGCCCACGACTCCTTGCCGGGCGTCCGCCGGAAGTAGTCCGCCAACGACTCGGCCTGCTGACGGGCCCAATCCACCTGCTTGCCGTGCAGGAAACCGAGCTCAGCGCCGCCGATCGCGGACTCCTTCTGCCCGATCCGCCACGCCACCCGGCATACGGCGATGGCGTCGGCGTCCGCCGAGTGCGCTCCGTCGAGGGCCACTTGGTAGGTGCGGCAGAGGTCTTCGAGCTTCCTGCCGCCGCGCCGGCGCGGGTCGATCTTCTTGTCGAGGACGCGCGGGTCGATGACTCGCAGGTCATCGCCGACGATGTCGACGAGGGGCTGCACGCCGTGGCGGCGGGCCTCGCGGTCGAGGATCGTGAGATCGAACGAGGCGTTCATCGCGACGACCGGGGTCCCGGCGAGGACAACCTCGGCGAGCGCGGCGACGACCTGCTCGACGACCTCGGCGGCCGGCCGTCCCTCCGCGCGGGCGCGCTCCGTGGTGATGCCGTGGACCTTCGCGGCGCCCTCGGGGATCTCGATCCCGGGGTCGGCCATCCACGTTGCGGACTGGGTGGGGTGTCCGCCGCCGCACTGGACGACGCAGGCCGAGACGATGCGGTCGGCCTCGACGTCGACGCCGGTTGTCTCTAGATCAAAGCCGCACAGGCGGCCGAGGTGCCAGCTCATGCGCGGGCCCCCGATCCGGGAGCCGCAGCCGCCGGCCACTCCGACGAACCCTCAGCCGCGGGCGGGGGCGTGGCCGCCTGCTGCTTGATCTCGTCCACCGTCACCCGCGGCAGCGGGAACTCGTCGTCCGCCGTCACTTCGCCGCGGTTGATGGACTGGAACGCGACGAGGAGCTGCGCAACGTCGTGCTCGGTCCACTTCCCCGACGGCCGGCCGAGCTTCGTCTCGATGCGGTCCTGCGTGACGCCGATGCCCTCGAACGCGCGGATCGCGTCGGCGATGCGCTGCGGGAGCGGCTTGCCGCCGCCATCGGACAGCGTCTTGGTGCAGATCTGCTTGGCCTCTTCGACGAACCAGGGCGGGAGGATCGCGAAGATCGCCTCACGGACGCGACGGGCACCGTTGTTCGCGTTGTTCTCGTAGATGTCCCGCATGTCGGTGAGCTGCTTGGGGCCGCCCTTTTGGTCCCTCTTGTGCGGAACGATGAACGTCGATGAATTGCGGGAGTTCTTCTCGACGTCCCAGGCGAAGGCCTGCATCTCGGACTGGCCGAACTCGTCGTCGCGGCGCATCTCGACGAGGCCGTACTGGATGTTTCCCCAGCAGCGGGCGAGTTCGCGGGCGAGGTGGACGGAGGCGCCGGTGATGCTGCCGGAGCCTCGGGAGTAGCGGAAGAACGCGCGCTCGGCGAGGAACATCTGCTGGCAGGACTGGCGCATCTCGGCGATGGCGGCGTTGATGTCGCGGGGGCAGTTCTGTGCGACGACGATCGCGGCCTGGACCTCGGCGACGGCGCGGGACTGCTCGACAGCGGTTCCCTGCCCGATGCGAGCAGGGGCGGCAGCCGGGGCCGGGCGCTCGGCGGGGTAGTTCACAGGTACTCCTCGGTGTCACGGTTTTCGGCCCAGGTGGGCAGGGAGAGGTAGGCGATCTCGTCGCTGTAGCCGGGCCAGACACCGGTGGCGGTGCACTCGGCGAAGACTTCGAGGGCGCGCCGGTTGCGGGCCGCTCCGATTCGGCGGGCGGTGGCGTCCATCTCGACGACGGTCACGACGTACGGCGGGGTCTTCTCCTGGCAGACGAAGACGAACGCGGCCGTGTCGTCGGCGAGGCCGAGGGCTCGTGCGGCGGCGCGGTACCAGTCGTCTTGCTGGTGGTAGCCGAATTCCTCCACCGCCCGTGCGAGCGCGGCGGGTTCGGCGGATCGGCACGTCTTGTAGTCGGGGATGATCAGGCGTCCGGAGCGGGCGTCGGGCAGCCAGTCGAAGCGGGCCCTGCGCATGACGCCGGTCGGCCGGTCCCGCCAGAACAGGGACTGCTCGGGCTTCCCGCGCGCGGGGTCGAACAGGGCGGCGGCGATGGGGTGTCGGCGCAGGGCGTCGGCCATCGCGTGGACTTGCTCGTATTCGGCGGGCTTCAGTGGGATGCCGCCCTCGTCGCGGATCGCGGCGACTTCGGCCTTGACTGCGTTCGTCGTCCACTTGTCCGCGTCAACTTGTACGAGGTCGGGGCCTTCGCCGAGGACCAGCTTGTGTGCGGCGGTGCCGAGTTCGTACGTCTTCTTCGGCTCGGGCGGGGTGTCCTGCGCGTGCCGGAACAGGGCGGGGCAGGACGGGGGGAGGAGCATGCGGGCGCCACTGGAGGAGAGGGCGTAGCGGTGGGAGTGGTACTCCTCGTTGGTCATGTCGTACATGCCGGGCTCAGTGATGCTGGGGCCGGCGGCCGGGGCACCCGCCGCGACCTGCTCGACGATCGTCATCAGGCGTTGTCCTTCCTGACGGTGTAGAAGCGGCGCGGTGTTCCGTGGCCGTGCTGGTCGAGGTAGCCGTCGCGGTGCAGAGCGGCGAGGTAGCGGCGCGCGGTGAAGCGGAGGATGTGCGTGCCGATGAGCTGTTGCCACGTGTGCCTGATACGGCCGGTGGTCCACTCGCCGCCCTCCGTCTGGATCGCCTCCAGGACGGCCTTCCGGGACCCGCGTGCGGTGGGGTGCATGGGGCTGGGGTCGCTGCCGAGTTGGTAGAAGCGGCGTCCTTGGTGCTCGGCGGGTACGAGGTATGCGCGCCGGGCGAGGTCCCGTAGGTCGCGGCGTGCGGTGTTCCTGCCGGTCGTGGTCCACTCGCGTGACTTGGCGTAGATGTTCAAGGCCCGCTGGGTGGTGACCGGTCCGCCGAAGCGCCGGAGGGCGGCGAGGAGGTACTCGCGGCGGATCGTTGCCTCGGTCATGACGGCTCACCCGCCTCGGTGACGTCGGTCCAGAGGGTGAAGTCGTCCGAGTCGGAGGGCTCCCAGCCGGGGTCCCAGGAGCGGGTCCGCCAGCCGTGTGCGACCTCCTGACGGCCGTCGGGTGAGGTGCTGACGTACTCGACGAGGAAGCGGATCGTGTCGCCGTGGTGCTCGCGGATGTAGGTGCGGTCCGCCTCGAAGAACGTGGCGGGCAGCATCCGCAGGTTGTCCGGGCGGACCGCACCACGGGCGACCTTCGACGCGAGTTGCTCGATCGGCGTGTTCTCGCGGGCCTTCTTCGTCAGCCAGGCGACGACGTCCGCTTTGGGCAGCAGATCGGCCCCAGCGAGAACCTGGGCGCGGTGGGCGTCGACGAGTGCCTTCGCGGCGGCCTCGCTCCCGCCGCGCCGACTCGCGAGCTGCGACACGATCGCCTCCGCGGGGGTGCGGGTGGCGTCGCACCAGCGGCAGGCGAGGCCGTCCCACTCGTGCCACGGGTTGTCCGTGCAGATCCACGTGGAGGTGCTCATGCCGTCCTCCGGTCCTGCTGCTCGGGCAGCGGGTTCGCCGCGAGGCGCTTGCGGGTGGCCCGCATCGTCGGGTGCTTGATCTCCGACGCGCCCTGCGACGGCCGGTATCCGTCCTCCAACGCGATCTCATCCGCCACGCTCAACTCGCGGCCCGCGTTGCGAATGCAGTCGTCGTAGTGCCCGCACGCGTCGCAGCACGCGCCGCAGTCACAGTTCGGCATCATCAGCCCTCGCCTCCCGGCATGTCGTCGTGGCGGTCGGCCGCGTTGCGGCAGCGGGTCGAGCAGTACGTAGTCCCGGCCGGAACCTGCGCCGAGCACTCCGCGCACGGCGCGGCCTGTGGACCCCAGAGGGGGCAGCCCGCGTGGAGACCGGACAGCAACTTGCGGCCCTGTTCGCACTGCTCGGGCCAGCCGGGGTGCTCCGGGTACGGGCCGTCAGGGTCCGCAGGGGTGTAGTGCTCGCAGGTCTTGCAGGCGTGGGCGGCTGGGTTGTTCCAGCAGCGGGCGATGTGCTGCTCAGCGGCCTGTTTCTTGGAGTGGGTGCGGTGGCAGTGCGGGCACTGGTAGCGCACGACCTTCAGGCGGATCGCGGTGGTCATCGGGTCACGCCCTTCGGAGCGGTGAGGAGCAGCAGGAGCACGGCCGCCGACAGAGCAGCGCTCGCCGTCGCCTCCCGTGCCGTGGCGGGGAGTTCACGCACGAAGCGCGGGGTGAGGTGCTCGGCGTCGACGAGGAGGAAGTACGGCACCGAGAACGCGCCATGGACTCCGACACCGAGCGACAGGAACGCCGCCCACTCGGCGGGCGTGTGCGTGTCATACATCCCGGCCACCGCCCTCGCTGTAGGCGGAGGCGATCAGTTCGAGGAGCGCCCTCACCTCGTGCGCGAACTCGCGGACGAGATGGCCGTTGCGGTCCATGGGATGGACTTGCGCGAACACTTCGCGTTCGAGGCCCGCGACCTTCTCGATCTGGGTACGTCGCTCGTCGTTGGCGTTCATGCGGACTCACCCCGCTCGAACGCGGCCAGCACCTCGGGGAACTTCACGAAGTCCCGGCGGTACGCCTTGGCGACCATGCGCCGGGCCCACGCCAGACGCTCGGCCACCTCCTCTTTCTCACTGTTCTCGGCGGCGGCACCGATACGGTCGGAGGCGTCCAACGTGGACTCCGAGCCGCCCCGCACCAGCTGAGCGGCGACGGCCTTACGGATGTCGTCCACCGTGAAGTGCGGCTCGGCGTCCACGTCCTCGTACGAGGCGAACAGGACGAGCGCCAATTCCTCCAGGGACAGGCGCTGATCGACGCGGAGCCTGACAAGGACGCCTCGGCCTCGGCTTTCGTAGGCGGTCACGAGGCACCGCCCGTCTCGGGCTCGTCCTCACGGAGGGCCTGCGTCGGGGCGATCCGCCACGTGACCCCGTCCACCGACGTTGTCTCGCGATACGACCGCAGCAGCTCGTGGATACGGTCGACTGCCTCATCCATCGGCTCGTGCTCGCTGAACGAACCGAGCGCGATCAGGAAGTTGTCGAGGCTCTTCGCGTCGAGCTTCCAGGCCCACGCGAGCGGCTCGGCCTCCAGCTCGGCGACCCGAGCGATCAGCCACTCCACCGCCGGAGTCAGCGTCTCGCCCAACGGGAACGGAACCTTGCGGTCCTCACCCATCGGGGACAGCGACCCTCGCATGTTCAGCGCGTCGTTCTGAAGCGCGACGAGCCGGACACGACGCCGATCACGCTGCGCCTCCAACTCGGCAACCCGAGCCCGCAGCTCACGCCGCCCACGCCTCGCCGACTCCAACGCCAGCCGCAGCCGGGCGTACGCCTCAACTTCCTCCCACAAGGCGAGGTTGACGCCCGTCAACTCCTCCTCAACCACGTCGAGCGTGCGCTCCCCGCCCACCGGCATCGGCAACGCGCCCATCCGGGCCACCGCCAACTGCAACCGGCGCGCCTTCATCCGCGCCAGAATCTGCTCCTGCGACGGCCGCTCCCACTCGTGCCACCCGGCCGCATCCGCGTACTGCCGCCCATGGCCACGCCGTGCGATCCCGCACCACGTACACGCCGACGGCTCCATGATCGTCGGGGCGCTCATGCGGTCACCTCGACCGCATCCGCAGCCGCCTCCAGCACCGCCACAACCGACTCCACCCGACGGCCCTCCACGTCACCCCAGGCCGCGACGTGCCCCTCCAGCCAGTACGGCTCGTCGTTCCACGCGGGTTCGCCGTCCACCTCCAGACGGCCGGCCAGCGTCTTCACCGCGGCCTCAGCCAGCGGCGTCTCCCGGTGCGGGCTCCCCGACACCGCGCAGCGGATCGCGGCGACGATCGACAGCGGGCGCTCGGCGTGCGGCGTCTTCGAGATCCGGTCGAACGGGTCGGGGCAGTAGTCGCCCTGGTGGTGGCCGTTCGCCACGATCAACCGGGCGGCCGTACGGAACACGGCGGGCAGGGTCGTCGGGCGGGCTTGAGGCGCCTGGTGCAGCGGAAGAACTCTGCTGCTGGTCTGCAAGGATGTGGCCACGGGGGCCTCTCTTTCTCTGTGTGTAGGGGTCGCCGAGTCGTTGGGTCGCCAGGCCGGGAAGTCGGGCGGCCCTTCGGCGTTGGTGGGGTCAGGCGGCGTCGGCCGCAGCAGCCGCCTCGGACGCCTTACGTGCCTGCAAGCGAGCCGCAGCCGGCGCGAGGATCAGACGGAGCCGACTGATCAGTTCGGGTCCCGGCTCGGGGGCGGCTTCGACGAGGTCGTGGATGTGCTCGATGACGGCGTCGCCGAGGAGCGCTCGGCGCTGTTCGCGGGTCATGCGGCGGCCTGGATGGGGACGCGCTTGATTACGCCCCGCAGGTCGAGGTCGTACTGCTCGGCGATCCGCATGGCGGAGTTCAGGTCGGGCTGGGCTTCGCCGCGCAGGTAGCGGGACACGGACGATTCGGCGATCCCGGTCCGGCGGCTGATCTTGGCCTGGGTGTCGTCGCCGCGGTTCTTTGCGGCTTCGAGGAGCTTGGGTACGTCGAGACGGAACACGTAGTCACCTCCCTCGGGGGGTGGTTGGTGGGGGTTTTCAGAGGGTGTTTCCTTGCTCACGAGGGAGACTCTCGCATAGTTGTCCCTCCCTCGCAAGGGAGGTTGCGGAGTAAATGGGGGCGGTTTTATGTGAACTTTCACCTAGATGTGCGAGTGACCTGCGTTAATGCAGGTGGCTGGCGCGATCGCGACACTTGCGGCTCAGGGATTATCTGGATTCTCCCTAACTAGGGAGGTACAGTTTCGGGACATGACCGATGCCACGCCCCCCACGCACGCGCAGCGCTTCGCTGCGGTCGTCGTCCCAGCGGCTCAGCGTGCTGGCTATACCGGCCACGGGTCCCAAGCCCGACTCGCCCGGGACACCGGCATGTCCGAAAGCAGCATCTCCCGCATGCTCAACGGCCAAGCCATCCCTGAGCTGCGGTTCCTCGGACCTCTCGCCGAAGCGATCAACATGAACCCCATCGACCTGCTCGTCAGAACCGAGCTGATTTCTCCCGAATCACTTCAGACACTGTCCGAAACTGATCCGTCACAGGTAGGCTCCGAATCCAACTCCGTAGAGGACGTGGCAGAGGGGCTCGGCATCACCGACGACGTGGGCAAAATGATGTTCCGCGCAGTCGTCGACAAACTCACCCGCCCACAAGAAGACACCGCCGACGACACCCACGGAGGAACGGCAGCACGCATGTAACCCGGGGGTGTGCATGGATCTCACAGCCAGCACTCGGACCACCGTCACCGCGGCGACGGTGGTCCTGGTCACAGGTCTCGCAGAAATTCTCTACGGCGTAACACGAGGCGGCCCCGCACACTCCATCGCCGGAGTCGGTCTCACCACGACCGCACTCACACTGATCGCCCTCACCGTGATCAGGCGATGGGTCACCAACACCACCGCCGAGCGCCGCCAACTGGCTGCCGCCACCCAAGCAGCGCGGGACGAACGCGACGGGTACTTCGCCGCTAAGGCCGTACTGGAGAACGACCAGCAGCGACTCATGCGCGCAGCTGCCGCCGACCGCGCCCACGCAGCAGCCACCCTGATCGCCGAACGGGCAAAGCTGGACGCAGAGTTCGAGGAGAAACGTGCCGCCTTGATCTGCCAGTCCCTGGACGAGATTGCTGACCTGATGCGCAGCCAGAAGCAGAAGCAGCCTGAGCGCAGCTCCGTCATTCCGTTCCCGACTCAGCAGCCGGGGCGGGAACGCTCCCGCGGGCATAACGTGGTTGGTCCCTGAACTCCGGATGCCCGTAGAACCGCAGCGTGATACGACCCGGCTCTATAGTTCGTACGCCCCTGCTCCTGGCCTTGTTCAGACGGATGTTGACCACCGCCCGCAACACCGTCCGCTGCTGCTCGATCGTCAGCTCCTCGTTCCAGATGTCCTGAACATCCGGACGGCCGACGAGCCGGCGCACCAGCGGCGGCGCGTCCATCGCCTGAGCCTCCGCCTTGGCGGCCTCGATCTGCGGCACGAGCCGGTCCTCCTGCACGGCCAGCGACGTCAGTGACAGGCGCGGCGTCACCCCGTCGTCCTTGAACGTTGCCGACATCTCCCGCGCCTCGTCCAGCTGCCGCTGAAGCGCCTTTTGCCGGGCGCGCGCCCGCTCCGCCCGCTTCTCCTGCTCGTCCGACTGGAACGCGGCCACCGCCGCCCTGGACCCCAGCCACGACACGACGGCCTCTTCCACGTACGCGTCGAGTTTGTCCTTGTTCATCTGCGTATCGAAGCGGGCCGAGCAGTCATAGACCAGGTGCCCGCGGGACTTCCCCACCCGAAGGTGCGGGTGGTCCGGGCACTCGCCGCAGCGTGCGATCCCCGACAGCAGGTGCTTCACCGCGTAGTCCCGCACCGTGCTCCGTGACTCGTTCCCGAGAATCTCCTGGACCTGGTCGAAGAGTTCTTCCGGCACGATTGCTGGCCACGTTGCCTCGCCGAAGTCTTCCCCGCGATGCATGCGGCGTCCCTTGTAGCCCACGTTCCGCAGCATGTTCGGCAGGTGGTAGTAGTCCCACTCCACCCCGGGCGTGCGTTCGCCGCGCGACTTGAGGTCCTGGAGGATCGAGTACTCGGTCTCGCCTGCGGCGACCCGCTCGAACACCTCCAGCACGGTGGGCCCTTGCTCGGGGTGGGGGTATTGCTCGATGAGGTCGCCGGTGTCGGGGTCGTAGCGGCGGGCGTAGCCGTACAGGAGGCGGCCGTGGGGAAGACCCTTCTTCGCCTGCGCGCGGGTGGAGCGGAGCACGCGGTCGCGGATGCCTTCGGCTTCGTCCTCGGCGGCGATGGCGTCCATCGCGGTGGCCTTGCGGTCCTCGCGCTTGGACAGGTCGTAGACCTGGCCGTTGTAGCAGAGCAGGACGTTGGCGGCCATGCACGCATTGCGGAGCCGGATGTAGACCTCGACGTCGCGGTAGTAGCGGGAGGCCTCGAAGGCGACGACGATGCGACCCTTCTTCGCTTCGATGGCTGCGATGAGTGCCTCGAAGTCGTCGCGGGCTCGGCGTGCGTGGCGGGAGGCGGAGCGGTCGATGTCGCGGAAGGTTTCGGCGACGGGCCAGCCGTGGGCGTCGCAGAGGTCTTGTCCGGTGTCGAGTTGGTCGCCGACGCTGCGGCCCTTTTTGCGGGGGTCGCGGGAGGCGCGGCCGTAGAGCAGGGCGTGGAACACCGTGTCTGGGTAGACAAGGTGGAGGTATTCGGGCGCGATCGGCATGCGCTGAGGATAGCGGCCGACTCACCTGTCTGACATAGATTCAGCGGTGAGAATGTGCTTCGGAGGGGTGGGTTACGGGTAGAGATCACCGCTGGTGGGTGGTGCTGGTGGTCACTGGGCGGTGTGGTTGGTGATCTCGTCGACGAGTTGGATCATGTCGTCCAGGCGTCCGCGGAGGCGTTCGACTATGAGGATGAGTCTGCCAGGGGGTAGTTGGCCGAGTTCTGCGGCGCGGGCTGATTCGAGGTCGCGGAGGGCGAAGTCGAGGCGGGCGGTCTGTTCGTTGGTGAGGTGCTGCTCGGGCATGTGGGTTGCCTGTTCCCGGCTGTTGTGTGGTGTGTGCAGGTAATGGTTCGGTAAATCGCTGGCCTGAACAATGGCCAGGGGGCGGCATCACCCGAACGAGCGTTTTATTTGCAGGGGGGTTGCTGATCCGAGTCAACCCGCACTCGGGAATGTACCAACGCTGGTACAGACAATGATCATCGCCCCTACCAGCATGTACGTGTGCCGACCGACCCCATGCCCGACTGGGTGCTTGAACGCCGTCGAGCCATCGGGGACAACATCCGAGCCGAACGCAAGCGCCAACAGCTCACACAGGAACGACTCAGCGAACGGGCCGGCCTGGACCGCAAGACAGTCAACCGGATCGAGCAGGGCACCCACGCCGCGCTCATTGACCACCTGCTACTCATCGCCGACGCGATCGGCGTGCCGCTCGCCGAGTTGGTTCGGGGTGACCCGCCGCGGTCGTCGACGTGACCGCGGCGGGCCTCCCGGCCGCCCACCTCGGGGGGTGCGGGCGGCCTCGTCCTGCTACCGGGAGCGCGATCCGGGCAGCAGGGGTCATATGTCCCGCGTGCGGGAGCGGGGCCGCGGCGTGGCCGGCTGGCCGGGGCTCTCGGTGGGCGCGCAGGTGAGGTGATAGTGGAACGCGAACCCGCCGGCCGAGATGCTCAGCTTGTCGTGCGACTCGTATTCCTCGTCGGGCTTGATGAGGCGCTGGCATCGCTCGCAGAACTTCACTGGTCGTCCCCTTCGCGATCCGGGCGCAGGTCCTGGTACGCGCGCCACAATTCCTCGGCATTCGGGCACCGAATCCATCCGTGGTCGCAGGCGCCGCATCCGGCGGAGTGGTCGAAGTAGGCGCGGTACGCGAGTTGCGCACGGGTGTACTCGCGGTTGGCGGAGTGCGGTATGTGCCCGAAGGCGCTGCCAGAGTCCTGCGGCAGCACTTCGCCGCCCCTCACTCCGCCCCCTCCTCGGCGGCCCGGAAGGACCCGAGGACGACGATCTGCGACACAGCCTCAGGCGAACACAGCTCGGCGGCCGAGGACATCGGCACCGACCAATACGAGGCCCACGTTCGAGAGTCCAGCCCCGCAGCGTCCAGCCGCGGCACCCCCAGATACGTGTCCCGTCCGAGACACTCTGCTGCCGGGTGGCGCCACCTCGAGGCCGTGCTGGCGGGCACTAGCGCGTAGTAGTGGCGCCCGCGGGGGTCGCAGATGACGGGGCCGCCGTGGAGTGCTTCGGTGAGGAACGCGTCCACCGTCGAGGGGTCCTCGCTGCTGGCCGCGGCGTGTACGAGGCGGGCGGGGATGCGGACGGCGGAGAACAGGGTGCCCAGGGGCAGCAGCGCTATCCCGTCTTGGGTCCACTCCTTCCGGGCCTGGCGCGGCGTCGGGTGGGTCGACAGTAGCCAGTGCTCTGTCGCCAGTCTCCGGTCGGCGCTGGAGTGTACGAGCATCCCGGGCTCAGGTTCTACGGGTTGCAGGGCCTGTGCGTGTTCGGTGTCCCCGTTGGTCATTTCCCGCGCCTCCACGGTCCCGGTGATCTGTCTCACACACGAGACCGTAAGAGCGGCAGGGCGCAACGAGGGGTAGGGTTCCTACCCCTTCGCCGGGGGGTAGGGTTCCTACCCCTTAGATGATCAAGCGGGTACGCCGAGATCCCGAGCCAGCTCGCGTGCGTCTTCGCGAACCATGCGCGCCCCCGACTTCACCAGCTCCGGCAGCACGCTCCGGGTGTGCAGGTTGAAGCGGATCGTCTCCAGCGACTCCTGCTTCGCCTTGCCCAACAGGGACACCGCAGCGACGCTCTCGCCAAGCATGTTGTGCGCCCGCGCGGTTTCGATCAGGTGGTACGAGCGTCGGGTCGCCGACGGGATCCGACGGAGATCGAGAGACTCCGCCACTTCAAGCGCCTTGAGGGGTTGAACCAGATCGTTGTTCATGGTGACCGCGTAGCCGTCGACGATGCCCCGCCCGAAGATCAGCCACGGGTGGGCGTAGTCGTCGCCGAGCTGGCGGGCCGCCTCATCAGCCTTGTCCCAGTACCGCCACGCGGCCCCGGCCTGCCCGGTCTTCGCATAGGACAGGGCCACGGCGAGGTACAGGACGCCCCGGCGGGCGATGTGCTCCGGGTCTTCCCGATGGTCGAGGAGTGCGGCGGCCTGCTCAGCGAGCTCCACACGCGCCTCGGCGGCCTCGCCTGCGTCGCGGTGGACGTGGTTCATGTACCAGGCGGCACCGGCGATCGCACGCGGGCTGTCGGCGTCCTGCGCCGCCGTCATGGCCCGGTCGCCGGTGAGGACGACGAGATCCGGGGCGGGCTGGAAGCTGAGGAACAGTTGCGCGAGGTGGTAGGTCTCGGCGAGAGCAACGAGCGCCCGCCTACGGTCCGCCCCATCGAGGGCGCGCGCAGAGTGCTGAGTGTCGACGAGGAGCGCGGGCAGGAGGTTGGCGATACGGGACCGGTGACCCTCGACGTCGCGACGCACGGGGTGCGGCTCGTCTCCGGCGTGCCACATCTTCCAGGCGGCGCGGACGCGGGCGGTGAGGACGTCGGCCGGTTCGGGTTCGCGGTCCACGGTCCGCAACTGGTAGGTGGTGAGGGCGCGTTTCACGGCGGGCAGGTCGCCGTGGACGGCTTTGCTGTAGGTGGCTGTGGCGATGCGGTCGTCGCCGGTGAGTTCGGCGATGTCCTCGACGCCCAGGACGTGCGCGAGGCGGAGGAGTTTGGGGAAGCGGGGCATTCCGATGCTGCCTTTTTCGATGGCCTTGACCCACTCGGTCGACTGGTCCATGAGACCGGCGACGATGGCGCGGCTCTTGCCGGTGCGTTCGCGGGCGCGTTGGACGCGCTGGCCGAAGGTGAGTTGGCGGGGTGCGGTGTCGGTGGGCTCGGGCATACTGGACTCCGTTCTGACCTAGACACTCAGAACGCTACTCCTCCGTGCTGGTGTGGAGTTGTCGGTTGTGCCCCCTGATCTGATGCCCCGAGCTCGGTCAGGGGGCGTTCCCGTAGGCTTGTCCGCATGTCCCCCGACCGTGAGCGCCTTGGTTCCGCACGCTCTGCTGCCGTGGTGAACGCCGAGATCCGCGCCCTGTGGGGAGACCGGGGAGACCCGCGCGTGCAGCTGGTGGGCGAAGCGCGGGACCGGTACGAGCGGCTCGTCCCGGAGTGGGCGGCTGCGGTACGGGCCGAGATCGTCGAAGCGGCCTGACCCCGGACACGACGAAAGCGGCCCCCGCCCTCCCGAAGGAGAACGAGGGCCGAGGCGTCGTCGCGTACTGACTGTTCGCATCACCCGATCGTGATTGGCCGCACGCTCAGGGGCACGACTGTGTATCGTCCTGGCCCTGCGACTGTAAGACTGGGGGCGGAGGTGGTGGCCGTGACTGACAGGAGTGACGACGTCCGCTTCAGCGTCCCCCTGTACACCCAGGCCGAGGCCGCCCGCTACCTGGACATGGCCTCGTCCACGTTCCGGAACTGGGCCAGAGGCTACCGCAACACCTTCCCCGACCGGCCAGAGGTCGTCGGCTCGCCGCTGATCACCTACCTGGGCTCACCCCACTCGCCGCATCCTTCAATCCCATTCATCGGCCTGGCCGAGGGAATGTTCCTCTCCGCCCTGCGGCGCGCGAACGTACCCCTGCAGAAGATCCGCCCAGCTCTCGAGATGGTGCGCGAACAGATCGGTGTCGAGCACGCCCTTGCCTCCCGCCGGCTCTACGTGCTGGGCGCGCAGCTGCTGTACGAGATCGGTGACGACCTGGGCGGCGAGGACAAGCGGGAAACCCGGAAACTGATCGTCCTGAAGGACGGGCAGTACGTGTTCCGCGAGGCCATCGAGAAGTACCTGACCCGGATCGACTACGACGAGTCCGGCGGCCAGTATGCCCGGAAGATCGATCTTCCCGGTTACGAGGTAGCTCAGATCACCGTGCTTCCGGGCGTGAATTTCGGCCGTCCGTTCTTCACCAAGACGGGCACCCCGCTGTATGTAGTGGCGGACGACCTGCGGGCAGGCGAGCCGGTCTCTGACGTCGCAGACGATTACGGACTCCCCGAGGACCAGGTCACCGAAGTGCAGGAACGGATCGAACGCGAGGCTGCATGACCACAGCGGGGGGACTGCGTCTGTTCCTGGACCGGAGCACGAACGCCAAGCGGTTCGCCGAAGCTGCACGGGAGTTGTGTCCAGACGTCCAGACCATCGGCGACCTCTACGGAGTTGCCCCCGCTGAGAACATCATGGATGAGCGCTGGATAGCAGATGCCAGCGCGGCTGGCCGTATCTGTGTGGGTGCGGACAAGGCCATCCTGAGCAACCTGCTCGAGCTGCAGGCGATTCTCGACCACTCGGCGAGATACCTCGTCTTCACGGACAACAACACCCCCACCCGGCAGAGGATCGCCCACTTCCGGGAGCTCTACGACCAGCTGGTGCCCCTCGCCGCCATCCCTGGGCCATGGGTCTACAAGTTGACGCGGGGCGGTCTGCAGGAAGTCGACGCCGACCTGCTGCGCGCCCGTTTGGATCAGGCTCGGGAACGGCTCGGCAAGTAGGCCTGTAACGCATCAGCGGCCCCCGCCACCCGCCCCGAAGAGCAGACAACGAGGGCAACCCCTACACGTACTGACGGCGCTGCGGATCCAACGCCGCAGCCTGAGAACCCTGACCCTCACCCGGCCCCGGATCCGGCACCCCATCCCGACGGCACACCAACGCATCCGGGTCGTACGACGGGGCCTGCAAGCTGTAGCCGTCCGGGCAGGCCGGGCCCGGCGCTCCCGGCTCACCGGTGTCGCCTTTCTCGCCGCGTTCCCCCGGCGGGCCGGAAGGCCCCGGCACGGTCGAGTCCGCACCGGGCGGCCCCGGGACGGTGGAGTCGGCGCCCGGCTTACCCGGAGCGCCGGAGGCACCTGAGGCTCCAGGGCTCGGGGTGATGGTCGGCGCGGGCCGCCCTGGTTTCCCCGGCTCGCCACGCTCCCCCTTCTCGCCCGGTCTGCCTGGTGGCCCGGTGACCGTCGCTCCGGGCTCGCCACGGATCCCGGGCGGACCGGCTACCGGTGTCCCGCCCAACTGCTGCACCTGCCGCGCCAGCGCATCCCGATCCTGCGCCAGCCCCTGCACCCACAACGCCAGCAGTACAAACCCCGCCAGTACCAGCACCGCGAACACCGCGAACCTGGCATCCTCCTGCCGATGCCGCTGCGTCTGATTCGCATGCCCCGTTCTCATGTCCCAGCTCCTTGGCTGGAGAGGTAGAGGGTCAGCAGCAGCATCAGCACGGGGGCGATCAAAGCCGAGAAGATCAGACGACGGTCAGCTGCCCGCCGGTCCGCCGCCTTCTGCTCAGCCTCCAGCTTCTCCCGTGTCTCCTGTGCCCGAGCTTCCTCAATTGCCTTGACCCGCTCAGTGACCAGCCGTTCGCGCTCCAGTTGCGCGTCTTTCTCGTACTGGAAGCGCTCGATCGACACTTTGCCGTCGAGCCGCCCGGCGACGTCGCGGAAGTCTTCCTTGAGGTCTTGGTGCACGGCCTCTAGGCGTCTGACGACTTCGCCGAGTGTCGGCTCGTCCGGCACGCGTTCCGCCTCCCTGCTCCGTCCTCACTCGAAAGGCAGTTTGGCAGCCGCAGCAGGCCTGTCGTTCCGGCCGCATTGGTCACTTGCGCCCCTCTGCATAATGGTATTCAGCCCTCCGGCTAAGTGAATGCGAGGCTCCCATGCAGCAGACCGCACGCCGCCCCGGCCGCCCCCGCGACCCCGACGTCATCGCCCGCGACGAGGCCATATACCGGCTCATCGCCAACGGCATCGGCTCCCGCCGCGACCTCGCCGACCGCACCGGCTACGACCGCGACGCGGTGTACCTCTCCTGCCAGCGCCTCCACAAGGCGGGTCGGATCCGGCAGTGCCTCGACCGTGGGGCGATCGTCTGGTCCGTTGCCGACGACACCCCGTGCCCGTGAGGAGTTAGCCGTGACCATCGTCGACTTCTTCTCCGCCGATGACGTCGCCTGGCAGCAGGACGCCCCCTGCGCCACCGCCGACTGCGACTTCATCCCCGACGTCGAAACGGACGAGGGGCTCGCCACCGCGCAGCAGTGGTGCCGCACCTGCGACGTCCGCACCCAGTGCCTGGCGTGGGCGATGCTGCATGGCGCTGAGGGCTACTGGGGTGGGACGACGACATATCAGCGCGCGCAGCTCCGCCGGGTGCGCACCCGGGCGAAGTGCCCGCTGTGTCTCGGCACGGCGCTGGTGTATCAGGACCCGCACGAACTGTGCCTCGCGTGCGGCATCTCCTGGATCCGTGACGTGCGTGAAGAGCCGATCGCCGCTACACCGCTACCATCAGCCGCAGCCTGAACTGCGAAGGAGCATCGCCCGATGCAGAAGATCCCGACCCTGTTTGTCCGTAACCCCGAAGACCGTCGCCACGTCCTCAACCAGGTCACGCCCGGCTGCGAATGGGTCATGGACGGGTACGGCGTAGCCACCCGCAAGTACGACGGGACATGCATCCTGCTCGACGAGTCCGGCGAATGGTGGGCGCGCCGCGAGGTCAAGCCCGGGAAGACACCCCCGGCGAACTACGCGCCCGTCGAGCGCGACGAAGTCACCGGAAAGACTGTGGGCTGGGAACCCATCGAGCAGTCCTCGTTCGTGAAGTTCCACGCCGAAGCCGCCGAGATCATGCACGACTGGCCGCACGGTACCTACGAACTCTGCGGGCCGAAGATCAACGGCAACCCCGAAGGGCTCGAACGGCACACGCTCATCCGTCATGCGACCGCCGAGACCGTCGCTTCCGGCCTCGACATCCGCACCTACGACGAGATCGCGAACTTCCTTGCGCGCCATGAGTGGGAGGGGCTGGTCTACCACCACCCTGACGGGCCGATGGTGAAGATCAAGGCGAGGGACTTCCAGTAGCCGAGAGCTACGCCGGGATCGCCGTGCGCGGCGTAGCCTGCTGCAACTCGTACGCCCTGGCCCAAGCCTCCTGCCAGCGCCAGGCGTTGTCTCGTAGCCGGAGCCGCTCGGCGACCGTACGACCGGCCTCGCTCATCTCCTGCCGAAGTGCCGCCGATTCGCGGAGCCGTTTCAGCTCGCGGTACCAGACCCGCGGCCGGTCAGCGAGCACACCCGCACCCATCGCGTGCAGCCGCCGGTACTCCGCACGCGGCGACGCCACCCACGGCACACCACAAGCTGAGAGCTCGGCTGGCTTCAACCACGACTTCGAGGCGTTGAACTTCGTGTCCGCCAGCGGCGCAATCCCAACCCCCAACGAAGCGACTGCGGCCGGCCACTCCTCAATCGGCACCCCGCCGCCCAGTGGATCTGCTGCGAGTCCGAACGCGCGGCCTGCGCCGGTTGAGTCGCCGCGCATCACGAACTCGGCGCCCTCGTCGACGAGCCGGGCGACCGCGCCGCCCAAGCTTTCGGGGTCGTTCGGGTGGGAGTGGTACGAGCCCGGCCAGCCGACCACATCCGAGTCGACGCGCGGCAGCCCGTAGTAGTAGTCGGGCAGATAGTTGTGCAGCACGTGCCCGCGGCCGTGCCGGGCATACACGTCGAGCAGCGCGGGCGTAGACACGGTGACGAGGCTGGCGTTCCGGCACGCCAGCGCGACGTTGTGCCAGGAGTGCAGTCCGGCGCCCGGACGGTGCACGGCCCATGCCGGGTTGCTCGGGTGGATGGAGGAGAGGTCGTCGTCGACGTCGACCACCACCGTGACCCCTTTGGCGCGCATGACGGCGACGGCCTGCGCCATGTAGGCGTGGGTGACCCGCTGGAGGACGACCACGTCGGCGTCGACGTCGAGGACGTCCTTGACGGTGTCGCCTTCCATCACGACCCGTAGCTTGCGGTCCTTCGGCTCGACCACGCTCACATCGTGCCCGGCCGCCGCGCACGTTTCGCCGGGCCAGCGCATACGAAACGCACCACACCCCCAGGCGTCGGCCGGGTACACGACGACCTTCACTCGGTGGACTCCGCGGTCTTTCGGCCCGTGCGCTTCGCCGCCGGGGCCGGGGCGGCTGCCTCGAGCACGTCCAGCCGGGCAGTGAGCGCCTCGACTTGGGCGCGCAGCTCGGCAACCTCGCCGCCTCCCTCCTGGGCTCTGGCCGCTGTCGGGCCAGCGCCAAGGAGAGCTGTAGCTTCCTCGCGGGCGAGCAAGCGGATCCGTTCGTTGAGGGCGCTCATGCGGTGGGGTCCTCTCCGGTGGCCGGCTTGTTCGGCACGGCCCAAGTGAAGCCGAGCGCGGCGAGGACGGCGATGAGTGCCGTCCATCCCTCGGCGGCGGTGATGGTGTCGTCGTTGTTGAGGGCGGTTGCAATCGACGCGGCGCCTGCGGCGAACGCGGCGACGATGGCCTTCCAGTACGGGCTGATCTTCATGGGTCAGGTTCCCTTCTCCAGCACGGTGACGCGCTTCTCCAGAGCGGCCAGCCGCTCCTCAGTCGTAGGCGGGGTGGGCTTCGGGAGTGGCGGAACGGTCGTCGGCGGGGACCAGGACGCTGCATGCTTCAACCGCTCGGCGACGTCCGTACGGAACTGCGTCGGGGTGAACTCGAACCGGCCCCGCGTCCCGTACCCCTCGACCGGCCCACGCGGGTCGACCTTGCCCTCGATCGATGTCTCCTTGTGGCAGCCGCAGGACTCTGCGGTCCAGCCGTACTCGCGGCAGATGGCGGCGTTGATCCGCACCAACGCGTCGTACTGCGCCCGCGGATACACGTCCTTGCCGTTGCCGAAGTTCTCCGTCTCGATGCCGTACGAGGCGTCGTTGCCGTCGACCGTTCCGGACGCCTTCGTCGGCGCCGGGTGCGAGGTGGCCTCGTTGAGGAACGACTCGTATGCGTTGCGTGCCATCAGCCCGGCGTGATTGGTGCGTCCCGCGCTGCACAGGGTGGCCACGCCGTTCTTCGCCAGATGGATGTGGGCGAGCGGTCCGGGGAGTCCGGGCACGCCGTTCTTCGCCACGGTGGCCAGCGAGTTCGTCCCGGCGGTGTGGTGGTTCAGCAGCATGTGCACAGGCCCGAACGGCTTGCCGGTCTCGTCGTCGCGCTCCCGGTCGCGCCAGCCGGGGTACTCGGCGACGCGTACGCCTTCCGTCTTCAGTACGGTTAGGAGTCTGTTCTCAGACAGCGGATCAGCCATGGTCAGCCTCCTGCGTGGATGGCGAGCTTGAACTCGGCGAGGTAAATCCGCTCCGGACTGCTGGAGTCGTGGCCGACCCGGAACGCGATCGGCGTCTCGGGGTGCACGAACATCTGATGCGTCTTCGTGAAGCACTGCACGCCCGGACTGCGCGGCCGGTGATCCGTCGCCGTCGTATCCGGGCCCGTCGACAAGTCCAGCGGGTCGCGTTCGAACCGGTCACGCAACTCCGTGTAGCCCCCGGACTCCCAGTAGACGATCCCGGTCAGGACACCCCAGCCGTCCACGCTCGGCCAGATCAGCCCGGCCCGGTCGTCCGCCTGCCAGTCGGTGATCTGGTAGCCGTCCGGCTGCAACATCTGGTGCATGCCGTGCGCGTCGTACGACTCGCCACCGCCGAACGGGAAGTGCACGATGTGGTAGCCGCCGGGCGGGATGGTCTGCGGCTCGTTGAGGATCAGTGAGCAGACGTGCACGGTCATCAGGGGGTGTCCTCCTACAGGGGCATGACGATGAGGCGGCGGTCGTCGAACGTGCCAGTCCCGCTAGACACGCGGTACTTCATCGTGAACGTGTTCAGCCCGGGGGTGAGGGCCAGGCCGCCGGTATAGAAGACGGTCGTGCTCGCGCCGATCCCGTTGTCGACGCTGCCGAACGTGGCAATGGAGCGGTTGTCGGCCGTCGCGATGCTCGATGCTCCCGTCACTTCGACGCTGGCGCGCGCACCCCCAGTGCTGGAGTTGACGGCCTGCACGTGGTAGAAGACCAGCGCCTGCGTGCCGGTGAGCAGCGTGACTTGCGGCCCGACGGCGGCTGGCCCGTCGAGGTCGGCGAAGGTCGTGGAAGCCGTGGTTCCTGAGTTGAGGTCGGAGCCGTCGACGACGCCGCGGGCGACGATGGAGTTGGCGCCGTCGGCGACGACATACTGCCCGGCTGACGTGACCTTCGCCGGGGCGGTTTCGTTCAAGTTGTCGCGGATCATCTGGTTGAACTGGGCTGCGGTGAACACCGACCCAGAGACTGCGGTCATCGGTGCCGTCCAGGCCATTTCGCATCCCCCTTTAGAGCGGCATCACGATGATGCGGCGGTCAGCGAATGTGCCGGTGCCACTGCTGACCCGGTATTTCATCGTGAACGTGTTGGTGCCGGGGGTGAGGGTGAGGCCGCCGTGGAACAGCATGGCTGTGCTGGCGCCGATGCGGGTGTTCGCCGAGTTGAAGACGTTCACGGCGCGGTTGAGGGCGGCTGCGTAGCTGGTGGCTCCGGAGACTTCGACGCCTGCGTACGCGGATCCGGCGCCGCTGTTTTCGACCTGGCAGTGGATGAGGACCAGGGCGTACGGGCCGGTGTCGACCGTGACGGACGGCCCTACGGTGGCCAGGTTCGCGAACGTGGTGCTGGTGGTGGTTTCGGAGGTGAGGATGCCGTCCGTGGTCGGGGTGCGTTCCGCGATGGAGTTCAGGCCGTCCACGGCGAAGTAGCTGCCGGCGCTGACCGCTTTCGCCGGCGCCGTCTCGTTCAAATTGTCGCGGACGAATTGATTGAACTGGGCGGCCGTGAACGTGCTGTTGGCGACCGCTGTCATTGGCGCTGACCAGGCCACCTCAGGTCTCCTCCGCCTCGTACCGTGCCGCCTCGTCCCGGAGTTCGGCAACTGTCTGCCCGTGTGGCAGGCCCATACGGAGCGCCTCGGTGTGCCCGTCCGGGTACCAGTTGCGGGTGCCGGGCACCGGCCGCTCCAGCAGCACGGCCCAAATCCCGTCTGCGTCCGCGGGCCACTCGATGGGGGCGACCGTCTGGCAGCCGCCTTCGCCGCCGCAGTGGAACGTCGCCTGCCCAGGTTGCAGGCGGGTGGCGTTGGCGCAGTACCGCCGCGGGCAGTCGGCGATCCACCTGCCGTGGTTGACCCGGGCGCGGGCGCGGGCGGTGAGTAGTTGGGCCATGGAGTG